TTTTAGTTCAATTTCGGCGGTATCTAGCACATTACCGGATAACGCCAAATTTGAATCAAACATTTTTCATAGAAACAAAAATATGATTACATCGGCGGATCTGGAGGCAGCGCGCACATTTAACGCGGTATACGTTACCGATTTGCCATTAGATATTTTGGCATCTTTCAATGCCATTAAAAGATTGGACGAAATGAAAGAAGCACTCTATCGGCATTGCTCGAAGTTAATATGTAAGTATCTGTACGAGGACAAATTGTGCAGAACTATGGAGGACGTTAACGGAATTATTATGGACTTGGAGTCAGCTTATGTTGCAGTGTTTTCTTTGAGCAGAACTGATTTTGATTGTTCAGATATTCAATTTCAGAATCATTATGATCTTTACATCGACTACTCTAAACGAAGGAAACATCGCAGTAGCAACAAAGGTTTTTTATTCTTTTTGCATACTAAAATAAGCTTGATTTAAGTTTTATCGTCTTTAGATTCTGCTGTTGTGAGGGAATGTAAGCTCATATTTCACAAATATACTAAGATTAGGCAGGATTTTGCAAAACGAGTTAAGATCTATTTTAAACGAAACTATTTGAATCGTAAGTTAAAAGCAACGCAGTTTATAAGTATTATTAATCTATTTATTTATATTTGTTTGCTAGAAAATGTTTGCAATACTGCAGCAGTCTGTAATGGTGAATTTCTTCCCAATCCTGCGGTTGGTGTCGTGGTGGATAGTGAGGATACGGCTACCAACACGAGTGATCAAATATTGGCTACAGCTGACATTGGGTTGATGCCAGTGGACGTTTTACCATCTTTAGATCTGATCGATACAACTGATGTCCATGAAATAGTCGATTGGGAAGGGATTAGTAATTTTGATCTAAATTTTACTGATGCAGATATTGCTGATTGCGCCAATGACACTGAACGTACCGGGATGCCAACGTTGAGAAAGGGTACATCTCAAAAAAGGAAAAAGAAATCGAATGGAGCTAAGTTTAGAAATTTCAAGAAGCGTCGAATCAGCCGGACTCGATCGACAGGAGCAACAGCAACTAAGAAAAATATAAATTATGTTACAACTTCTGTATTGAACTCTATAAATGGTGTCAACATTGTTGGTATACTGAAAGCAGAGTACTCCAAACTGGATATCGTAACTAAGAGAGAATTATTCAACATAGTAATGAAAGATTTTCCTCTGTGCAACGAATGTCGAATAGAACGTGAGCTCAATGAATTGGAGGAGAATGATGAAATGGTTCTGTATTGTCATGAGAAGGAATGTAATTGTGCAATTTATTCGAAATCTAGGTATCACGAAAATGGATTTTTTATCGGCAGTGTTGGTATAAACCAATTTGACATGGATTATCAACCAGCGTTTGCCCAATCTATCTTGAGTACGGAGAATTTGATAAGTCGCCGTGGTACGAGAGGGCAGTTACGCCTTCGAAATCTTCAACCGGTGAATTTCGGTAGGATGAGAAACAAGCAGAATCGGTACATGATACCATGGAATATGGTCCCTGATGCACAGGATAGGCGATACGTAGACCAAGTTCTTGATGCTGTGGAGGGGCATGTTGACAATTTCATTCAAGACAACAACGAATTGTATGGAGAATCGGTAGATAAGATACTTGGACCTATAGTACACAGGCATACTGATGGGACTATGAGGCGCGACGCAGTTCTGTTGGTCAGCTATTCTGGGACAGAAGTGCAATCCTATCATACCGATCAGAAATGTCGGAATGACGGACTCTCTGTTTTATATTCGCTGCAGAATGATACATATCTAGACGTAATTCTAGGGTCGCATGTTTCTGAGAATTTAAATGTTCCGTCCTCTCCTAACACTCGTGTGAGTATTCCAAAGGGTCATTTCATTGTTTTCTCCGGTGGTTTATATCACCGAGGAATCAATTACGAACACTTCAATGTTCGATTGCATATGTACGTTGACTTTTTAGGCAGTCATCGTGCTGCAGGATTCGTATTTAACACGGAGTGAGGGATCAAATGAAGTTTCCAATACTTGAATAAGGTGCCTTTGTTTGAATAATGTAGTGATGACGCTTGGTGCACTATATATAAAAATCTTAATCTATTCATTTTATACTTATTTTTGAGTCAAACTTTTTGTAGGTAAAAGAAAGATTAGGAAGAAGGAAAATTTAGTAATATTACAGATCAAACAGCGAGGAAAACGTTTTTGAAATACGCAATAGTTTATAAACTTCCCTTTGGTTCGGACGTCGTGGTATTCAAATAATTTTAATACAGCTTCAGTACTTTTCAAGTGTTTGCATCATGACTACTTAAGATTTGTTGTTACTCTAGAAGGTTTTTCATGCGAATTTTTAGTTCAAGTTGTATCTATTTACATAATTATAAATAATTTACCAAAAATGTCTTTATCGAAGAATGTTATGAGTATGAATGAAGTTTTTGATGAATCTTCGAAGGAAAAACAAATGATTGACCGCATGGACCCAGAAGCAGCTAAACGTCGAAAGCTGAACGAGAAGAAATCGAAACGTAAATACTTCTTATTGCATGTTCTTTGTGTGCTAACTGCGATCAAGTGTATCTTTACATAGATGCCTGGATAGTGGACAACGAGCCCGCTGCGGCCATTGCATCAGGTAAGGAACTGATGGATAAAGTTTTTTATAAGATTATCACTATCTAATAGCTTTGCCTACTCGCATTAACAATATTAGGACCAATTTGCAAAACGTTTGGGCCGTTTCTTCAAGGGGATAAATTTGCAAAAGTTTTCAAGCCAGCAGCATTAAACGGAAATTTACCGGGCGGAATTTTTGAAAATGTTGTTATGACAAAGAAGCGTTATTTTCCTTTAAACTTTCCCTTCCGCCATGTGCATGGCCCTTATAAAGAGCACCAAATAAAGAAAGCCAAGGATATATTTAAAGAGCTTTACTCGGAAGCTGAGGGATTGGTGGTACCTCCATGTATAACGGAAACGTATGACCACGATTTCTACCTAGCATGTCCACTGTTCTCTAGCGACAACATGGAGATCGCATTAACACGTATGCGCATGTTGAACGTTGATCTACAAAGCATGGTGAACCTTTTCAATGGAACGGTAAGTAATCAACTAAAACTGATACACAGGGTAATCTTAATATTAAAAACTTGCTACTCCCAGACGTTCGCCGGAGACAATTCATACCTAACCGGAAAAGAAATTTGTATTGTGTCCCGGGCGCATAACCTAGACAGGGCTTCGAGGCTATTGCTCAACGTTCTGAATACAAGCCCAGGAACGCCTCGTCCCGAAGCAATCAATCTTACCTCTGAGGATACTCCAGGAAGCATTTTGTCTGACATTTCTTACTCTACCTCTCCTGCAAAGCGCTTTGCTATCGAACCTTTTGGGTTGTTCAATACGATGAACATGGAGTCTGAAGCTTCGGATGTTGTTTTGCTTTCTTCCTCGAATCTCGATGTCAATCAATCTGCTGGAAAGAAGTCTAGCACAAAGACCAGACGAGAATCAAAAGAGGGACGCAAAGTTAAGGCGGGGAATGACGAAGATACGAAAGAGTGAGTATTATATAAGGCAAGAAGTCCTGAAGTTAAGGTTTACAGTGAATGCGAAAATAAAGTCAAATGAAATGTCATGATAATGGAAAAAAATAAATTTCTTATATCCTGATGATGTTGTAGTAAATTTCTAACTAAGTTTCAATAAACGTGATATTTATTCCAAAAATAGTTATTAAGAAGCGACAATTTTATTTAGCAAAGTAGGTATATACGTTGAGAAATTAAAATATTCTAATTCAAACTTAAATATGTGTATCCTGTTTTTTTGTTAACGTGAATACGCTCAGGAGCGGCGGTCGTTGCATATGGATGTTGTTTCAAAAACTGGAAATCATAATATATTTTAATTTGTACGACTATACAGATATAAGCAGAGTTAAAGGGAATAAAGGGAACATAGCGGGCGATGGTCCGACCAATACAAGCATAAAATCTAGATGCCTAACAAAAAATGGTTTCATCATCAAACGGCATGGTCATAGAGGAAATTTTGTTATATCGAATTTACTGCTCGAACGTATGCACAGTAAGTTTGGTGAAACCAACATCCCGCTAATTGATGCTGTAATTCATGAATTGAACAATGAAAATATAACAAACTATACAGCGACGGCTGTTTCCAACATGGTAGCAAATTTAGATATTACGTCGATTAGATTTGTGAACCCAGGGGATGGTGTACTGAGGCTTGCGGAAGAAATACCAAGGGTTATTCAACCTATAAGGGGCGAGTATAATTTTGAGAGGAGTTTCATCGATCATACCCGTAATTTCAAATCGTTGAATCTGCTATGGGACGTCAATAGACCATGCCAATATTGCGGGTGTGTATATTTTCTCATTGGTGATAGTGTTGACATCAGAAAAAAATGCTGCAATGGCGGAGAACTATTCAATGAGTCAACCAAATATCCACATTTGAATCCACTGCCTCCAAGTTTGTTGTATTTTATTACACAAAGGAAAAATCACATGGGACGAAATTCTGTTTCATATAACAATACTTTATCTCTTGGAGCAACAGGAATAGAAAATGAATCCAAAACAGGGGGATATGAGACCATACATGGCGATCATTCTGTGCTACTGCATGGACGAACTTACCATTTCTTGCCAAATAACAGTAGAACAGGCGGTCTATATTTTTTTACGTATGATGCTTTACAAGAAATGAACGAATACGGAGACAAAATGCTGAATTCTCGTGATAAGAATCAAGAAATTAAACATTACCGTTTCTATCCAGAAATAGCAACTGCTTTATTCAACGAACTAAAGATGATTAATCATTATGTCCGCGACTGCATAGCGATTGGAAACCAAGTACGTGATGAACTGACAATGCAAATCAATCTGACTACGACATCTTTTGAAATAGCATCTATAATATCAGAGGAGGCTGGAAGGCCTAATCGAAGAATAATATTTCAGTTGAAAAATGAAGACAGGCCTAATTCAATAGGTGTTCATAGTGGTAGAATGGAACCTCTTTGTTATCCGCTATTTTTCCCTTACGGTGAATTTGGCTGGAGCAGTGAACTACGAAAGGAAATAAAGTTCAGCAGTTATATGATGCATCGTCTATTCTTACCGGAAAGGGACCAACAGGGAAATTTGATCCTTATGTCTACTCAAGCGAGCCCCCCCAGGCAGTTGCCCTTCAGCAGATTTCAGATTATGTTCCGGTTAGGTCAAATATATTTGGTTGATATGATCAGTCGGATTATTGATTACAGACTTGAATTTCATAAGTACAATCAACAAACACTTTTTGGAATTGATGCGGAGAATAGTGTAGACGTTACTACTGGTGATGTTAACGACAACAACCAACGTGATGATATGTTAACTACAGGAAAACATACATTTCTATCTCAGTCATTTCATGGAAGTAGGCGTCATCTCTTAAGTCTGGCGAGTAATGCCTTATGCTTAGTAACCGAATTTGGCCGACCGACTTTATTCATAACGTTGACGTGTAATCCTCATTGGCCGGAAATCAAAAGCATGTTATTTGAAGGTGAAACTGCATACGATCGTCCTGACATTACTTGCAAAGTGTTTCACACGAAGCTTGACTACTTTCTTCACAACTTGAGAAATGGAAAATATTTTGAGGAGAAGCATAAGGTGATCTATGAAATACGTGTTATTGAGTATCAACAACGAGGTCTACCGCATTGTCATTTAGTTGTAATGTTGTCTAATATTCCTGACTGGAAAACTGAAAAAGATGAATTATGCAATTGGATAGACGAAAACATAAACGCGAATTATCCGGCAATGCATACAAATTCCTCACAGCGGTTGAGACAAATTCATGAGTTGATTGGTTCACACATGGTTCATAAGTGCTACAAGGGAGAAACTGGATGTTTAGACGAAGTGACCGGACAATGTTCAAGAGGCTTTACTAATCATGTGATTCAGGAAAGAACTACGTTAGACGAGCAAGGTTATCCACATTATAGGAGAAATACAACAAACGACTTAAACGTGGTTAGTCATAATGTTTACATGCTGCTAGACTGGCAAGGGCACATCAACGTTGAATACAGTGGATCGACATATTGTGTGATATATTTATACAAATACCTATTCAAAGGGAGAAAAAAAGTAACGGCAGTAGTCAAAGGAAAAAAAGACAAGCAGAAAGACGAAATCAAGGCATATGTTCAAGGTCGGTACATGTGTGCGATGGATGCCATGTGGAGATGTTATGGTTATCATACGTATCCTTCATCAATTCCTGCTGTAAATTTGATAAAAATTGTTTTAGAGGATACAGCAAATGAATTCATAAGTAAAAACAAATGTCAGGATATAACTGTTTACCTCAACAGACCTTTGTCATTACGACCACTGCTTTACACACAAATGTTCCAGCTTTATCGATGGTCATATCAATTGACTAAAAAATACACAACAAGACCCGAATTGCTGAACAACATAGATGGATTTTTTGTTATTCAAGTAACTCCTATGACTCGTAAAATTTACATAATGAAAAAGGTCGACTCCAGTCCGTCAATTACACGTCTAGCCACGCTTTGTATCTTATCAGGAGAAATTTGGTATCTACGTCAAATAATACTTTACTACCCTATCTTATCCTACAAAGACGCTAAAGCATGGAATGGCTTTGTCTACTTAACCTATCAAGAGGGGGCGCTAGCTAGAGGTATAATTGAAGAACGTGGAGAAGCAAAAGCAGCTTTTCGAGAAGTAATTGACTACTACATTCCTTCTGAGCTTCGCGCTTTTTTTGTCTTGCTAACAATAAATGGATACCCTACCATGGAAATATATCGGAATGAAGAATATTGCAGAGCTTTAATGCTAGATTATTTGCATGAAGGAAACAGCACACAAGGAACAGCGAGTGAAAAGCTAATAAGAGATCTATCATATCGTTTTCAACAGGAAGACAAAACGTGCACGATGTATGGTCTACCCGAACCACGTGAACAGTATGACGAACTTCAAAACCAAAGATCAAAATATGAACCATCGGAACAATTACGTTTATACCATGAGCTTTGTTCTACAATCCCAAGCACTCCTGAGCAACAGGACTTATTCAACGAAATAATTGAGGACATTGAACAGGTGAATACAAGCATATATTTTGTACAGGGTATGGGTGGATCGGGAAAGTCGACTTTGTGCAAAAAGGTGCTCGCTTGGACACGTTCTCAGGGTAAAATTTGCTTAGGATGTGCAAGTACAGGTTTGGCGGCAACAATCTATGATGACTTCTATACAGCCCACTCTTTATTCCATTTCCCTGTTATTGAAGATGAAGATCGTGATGAAGACTCGCTGTTAGAGTGCAAGCTTCTTAAACATCCCAAACGGTACGAGTTACTTAAAGCTACTTCTGTTATTGTGTGGGACGAATTCCCTTCAAATCACAGGGAAATATTTGAAGCGGCGTATCGAGCGTTGAACGGGTACAAAGACAAGGTTGTTATTTGCTTCGGAGACTTCAGACAAATAGCACCTGTTGTGAAGTACGGATCCAGATTTCAAGTAGCGCAGGCATCAATAATATCCTCTTACTTATGGCAACATTTTGAAATCCGCCATTTAACCAAAAACATGAGATTGCTGGGAATGTCCATCGGAGCTGATGCGGGAATGAATACTGATGAGGAAACGTATTTCATAAATCAGCAAAGAGAGTACGCAGACATGATTGTTAATATAGGTAATGGTACGTGGAAAGGAGAGAATTGTATAGGGGAAGACAGATTTTGTGGTTCACAAGAGTTGCTTATACCAAATATAAAATGTTTGACAAATCATCAGGAAGCACTGGATTTCATATATCCCAACAAGTTCTCGACACCAAATTTTCATAAAAGGGCAATTTTAGCGGGAACTAATAAAGAAGTAGATTCATGGAATTCAACTATTCAGAATATGAATCCTAACATTCTTGGAAAAAAGCACTTACTGTCCGCGGACAAGCTAGCGGAGGTTGACGATCCAACAAACATTCTGAAAGACATGTTAACAACAGAAGTGTTGAATAGTTTTAATAACGCCGGAGTACCTCCACATGATCTGCCTCTATGCGTTGGTGATATTTGTATTCTCCAGAGGAACCTAAGCAAAAAAGATGGTCTAACCAATAATACCCGTGTTCAAATAATTGGGTTAAGGACATACTCTATACAGGTGAGGACTTTGGGAGAACATGGGAAGGCAGCAGCTATTCCACGAATACGATTCAAATTTAGACTTCCGTTTGGACAATCGTTTCAATTAAGAAGAACTCAATTTCCATTGAGACTCGCCTACTGCATGTCATTAAACAAAGCGCAGGGTCAAGAAATGGACACAAATCTACTCGACTTAAGAAATCCAGTATTTGCCCATGGACATCTCTACGTTGGACTAAGTAGGGTACGAGAGGCTTCAAAAATTGCTATCTTCACCAATGAAGACCTTACTTTTAAGACAAGCTCGGGTTCCATAGTTGCGATAGTCAAAAACGTTGTATATCCGGAGCTGCTAACCCCCGTTGGAATCATCCATTCAGCAGACACAAGTTTTGACTCTGCAAATCTTAACGAAGAAAGTTCCGATATTACATCTACATACGACTCGACACAAGATCAAGGGATCGAAAGCTGGGAAGCACTACTAGCTGAGATGAGATTTCTCACATCGTCTTTGACTATGCAACATAACGAAAACTCTGTCCTCTACACGGCTGCAAATGAAAACTTGGAACCACAATTTTTGGGACATGATGAAACAAAAGGCTAATCGATCCTAAAGCAGTAAGGACAAAATAAGTTTAACGCATAAGTAATTTAAAAACTATTCATATTTGTTCTATTATATTTTTTTATTTTAATTTGGTCAAGACTACACTTACTAAAATTCAAAAAAGGTTAACTTAGCAAAGAACAAAAAAAATAGATTTAACTAAGGGGCAAACAAACCTAACAAGTAAATGTTTCTGTCTACCACTGAGCAACTGGGCATTCCTCTTTTTACTTCCGTAAGAATTAAATTAAATCAGAAGGGAGAAGCGTAGATAACATGGAACATATTTCTATGTAGTGGTATATATGAATATAACGCGGCCGAATAAGTTTGACTTATTTTCACAACTGACAAAATTTAAAACTCCCAATAAAACCACTTAGAAAACGGTTTTAAAGTAAAATGAGGGAAAGAAAGTAAGGTATATTATAACTTGAAAACGAAGTTTATCATCTATTTATATAGGGGCAGCGCGCGAAGCTGAACTCTGGTCCCCCTATATAAATGGAAATGGTTTTGATGTGGTACCACTTAGTAGCCAGCTGTAAACTACTTGAGTGTACGCACTTTAAAAGTACAGGAATCGAACCATGTAAAATGTTTAGTTTTGACAACTTTCCAGTATTGGTCCACCATTTGAATACATTTATTTTTGATAAATTTATAAAATATAATCATTTAGCAAGAAACACACTCTTATTTCTATTTTAGTTCAATTTCGGCGGTATCTAGCACATTACCGGATAACGCCAAATTTGAATCAAACATTTTTCATAGAAACAAAAATATGATTACATCGGCGGA